CGCCGGGGATTCCGTGATCTGGCTAACGACGTGGCCAAGTGGGTGAATCAGACGGACCCGACTCGCGTAGTATTTCCAACGACTGACATCCAACGTGCCCGTGCCGGGTGCGAAGTGGGAGAGAGCGACGATGACTGACTACTGCCACCGCTGCCAGAACACAAAGACCGGCCCCGGAGCGTTTTGTGATAAGTGCCTCGCCGAGATTCACAAGGGCAACCGTTTCAAGGCCGTGAGCAACGATCGCCCCGAAGTCCCCGAGGATGCTGAGGCACGCAAGCACGTCTGCATGGATGTGGACGGCCAGCGCACCTACGACTACGACCCCAAATACCGGGGCCGGCGACGCAATGGGTGAACGAAAGACGACACCATGAAGATCCCCGACCTTGACGGCATCGACCGGCGAGCAGAGCAGGGCGTGATCTTCGCCGAGTCAGAGATCAAAATGCTCACTGGCATCATCCGCAAACTGCTCGGCCGGCATGGCTCTCCCCGGCCCCCTGATCTTGGAGCCGTTTTGGAGCCAACCCCCCTTCTGGACGCTGTCGGGGCCACTGTCGAGGGCAGTGTCGCAACCAACGGAACCCCATGACAGAGCCCCACCTAACTGCGGCGGGGCTCATGGGTTGCGGCGGGGCGTGTAAGCTTGGGAAGCTGGCATTCTACCACTGAATTACGCCCGCAAATGCTGCTCAGTCCATCGCTTGTGACTGCACTCCATATTCAGGCTTGACTTTGGAGCCGTTTTTGGAGCCGTTTCGTGAAGCATCATGCTCGGTAGTATCCCGTGAGCCACTGCCGTTGTCAACCCCCGCCGCCTGCCTGAATGCCTCAGGCTTGGCCTGGTGGTAGTGTTCCTTGGCGACCTCGGGGCCGTGGCCCATCCACTCGCAGACGGTGAACACGTCGTACTCCCCCAGCCAGTCGGTGTCACAGTTCTTCCGCAGTGTGTGGCACCACTTGGCCCACGGGGTGAGCCCTGCCCTCTTGGCAATGACTTGGACGTCCCGCCAGAGGTTCGTACCGACCAGCCCGGCGACAACCTTCTGGCTCGGGCTGTCGGCCATGTACGCCTCGAAGAGCAGATCGTGGAGCTCGGGGCGGATTGGCACGTTGCGGGCCAGGATGCCCGTGCGTCCCCCCGTCTTGAGGTTCGTCGCTCGCAGTCGGTGCTCGCCCAGGTCCACGTCGGACCATGTGAGGGCCAGGGCCTCGCCTTGACGCAGCCCGGCCCAGCGGCACAGGCTCAGCAGCAGACGCCATGCCATGTTCGGGCAGGCATCGAGCAGCTTGGCCATCTTGTCGACGTCGATGTACTCCCAGTTCTTGATCGGCCGGGGCGCAGTGGAGGTCAGCTTGCCGAAGGGGTTGAGCGAGACGACATCATCCTCGGCAGCCTCGTTGAAGATCGCCTTGACGTCACGCACGCAACGGCAGACCGTCGCCTCGGAAAGCTGGCCGTGGTCCCGCTTGTTCAGGTGGGCGAAATCTCCCTTGGCCAGCATGGTGCGCCAGACACGGGCATCGGCCTTGCTGATGGTGTCCGCTCGCCGGTCGCTGCCGAAGTGACCCGTCAGGTACCGCTCGCTCTGGCGGTACCCGGCCACGGTGCCCGCGGAATACTCCGGGTGATTGTCGAGATGTCGCTGGATGAGCTCGCCCAGCGCTGGCGCCCGTGCCGTCACCGATCGGCCGGCGTTGAGTTGCTCAGCGAGACGGGCAGCCAGCACCGTCGCCGCCCGCTTGCTCACCTTGGCCCTGGCCCCGAGGCTCTTGCTCGCTCGCTTCCCGTCGAGGTACCACTGAGCCCGCCAGTACTCACCGTTCTTGTGGACTGTGACCCGTATCGCTCTCATGGGGATCTCCGGTTTCGTCCAGGTGTTGCAGGGATTGCCAAATCGGCGATGCGTCCGGGATGCACTCCTGAGCCCACAGATAACAGTCACGGCAGAGGGCCATCCCGTTGAGCTTCACCGCAGCTTGGGCCTCGCAGCCCAAGGCGCAGAACTCTCGAGTTCTAGTCGTCGTTACCACATGATCTCGCCTCTTCCGCATGGCGTTGCCAGCGAAGTTGTAGTCGCCCGTCTCGGGGTCCAGCCGGTACTCGGCAACCAGGAATGGGTTGGTGACCTCTCGCCAAACCTCGGGCTTCTCGTCGGCATCGTCAACCACGAGCCCGTCGCTGGGACCACCGATAAGTTGAAACCTAGGCAGCATTGTCGCCCCCATCCTGCTGCTCCACCTTGAGCCGGTCGCGCATCTCGACCAGCGCCTTGTGCAACACGTAGTAGTCGGGCAGCGTTCGGCCCATCTCATCCCGGCCGAGTAGCTGGCCGCATTCCTTGACAATCTCTCGGGTGCCTAGGGACAGCTTGCATTGCAGGCTGATGAAGTCACGCTCTTCGCTGGTTGTTCGCTTGGCCATTCTCGGTTCCTTTCCGGTTGATGCCGGAAATATTATCGGCTATGCCCCCGGCCGAGTCAAGGGCTTCAGTCTGTTCATAGCACGCACGGCCACTCAACGGCCTCGGCGTGCAGCTTGCGTCAAGGGCATGGGAATACCCAGGGCGACGGCACACAGGTCGAGCATCTCCGTGGCTGCGTCCCGGTCGTCGGGGTTGCCCGTTCTGGCGTAGTAGTCCTCCGGCAGAAGCTCCGTGTAATGCAGGTCGCCGAAGAAGGACCAGAGGCGTCGGAGAAGCTTCTTGGTGTCCGGCTGCTCCGGCGGTGTCGCCTCCAGGTACGCCCTGGCCCCAGCGATGGCCCGGCAGTAGGAACACGTCGCCGGATCGTCCCCGCCGTGGTCGTCGAGTACGTCCGCCTCGTGCGCCTCCTCCAGGTAGTCGGCGAGTTGTTCGACCAGCGCACGCGGAGGGGCAGGCGCATCGGATCGGGAGAGGTACTCCCTGTCCGGCCCGGCCTCAACGGCAGCCAAGGCGTAGCAATCGCACCACTCGAAGCCGCACGCCTCGCACCAGCAGGACTGGTGAGCGGTTCCAGCGTCGATCGTGACGCTGTCGCCGGTTACGTTGTCCGCCCCGCAGGCCGGGCAGGATACCCCGCCCCCCGCCAGATACTTGTCCACCTGCTCTTGTGTCAATGTCTGCATGGTCGTATCTCCTTCCCGCACTATCGCGGAAGCCCCGGCCCGGAGTTGCACCGGGCGACACTGGCGGGGCAGGATGCTAGGCGTCTATGCGGCTACGAGCTCCACATCTGCCGTCAGTTCCGCCCAGCGGGTGAGGTCCACGCCGAACGCCTCCAGCACCCCGTGCAGATCGGCCAGTTCATCTCGCACAAGCTCCCCCTGATAGCCTTGGTTAGCGTCTGACTCGACGCCGCAGATGCCGCCGCTCGTCAAGCGTTGGGTCAGCAGGACTCCGTCCGGCGTGGTGGCTGTCGCCACCCCAACGGTGGCTGTCGCCTGTATGCCCAGGTAGCACCACTCGCCCCGGCACAGGGCTTCCATCCGGGCATAGTCCTGCCGGACGTAGGACCGGGCGAGTACCCAAGCTTCGTGCTTGCCGTAGCCGAGCTTACGCAGGCCCCGCCGGTGTTCCTCCATGCTGTTAGCGGGCACGAAGTAACGGTACTCCCGATGGTTCCCGCCCCGCCCTTGCGTCCGGTCGATGGCGCCCGGTTGCCAAGTGTCCGTGTACTCACCCACCCAAGACATATCCGAATCGGCGGGCGTGGCTGTAACCTTCACGTCAAGCACCTTCGGTTGCATGGTTCTCTCCCTGTGTAAGTTCCCGGTTCCCGGTCGCCACAGTGGCGGGCCGAAGCACCAGCGCCCGGCCAGAGGCAAGGCGCTGGAACACAGGCCCGGCTACATGGCTAGAATCTTCTTGTCGCCGGTGATGCCCGCCAACGTCTGCGCTATCGTGCCCTCCGGGTCGGTGCTGTAGGCGTGCTTGTACGCCTCGCGACGTTCCTGCGCAACCCACGCAAGGGGCTTCTCGACGGCCAAGGACGGCTCTTGATCCCACGGCCCGTCATGCACGAAGCGCCGCACCCTCCGCGGCTTCCGCCCCCGGCAGACCAGGTATACCCCGTGGTCGCTGGCCGTGACGACCAAAGGCCCCATAGCCTCCGGCGTGACTGCCTCCGGCCCGTTGAACACCCCGAGCGAGAGCCCGCTGATCGTGTCAACGTCGAAAAACTCCCCGACGATCTGGACGAAGCGCGAGAGCTCGTAGTCCTGATCGGCCCTGATCTTCCGCCGGTCGAGTTCATCGAGGAATGGATAGATACTCTCCGGCCCCCCGTTCCAGTGCAGGTATGCGGCTGGGGATAGAATGTCGCTGGCCTCATTCTCGAATACCACGATTGCCCTGTTGCCCATGATTCACACTCCCTATACACGGTTTCGGATACTGTCACCCACTGTGACATAGGAACTATATCGGCTAGTCATGTATAAGTCAAGCGGGAAATAAGAAAAAAACTGTGGACAAGGCAAGAGCCCAGGTCAACCCAACACGCACACAGGGGCGAAAGCCCCCAGCCAGCACCCTCATCATGCCCCCAAGCCCACGCCCAAGAAGAAAGCCCAGGTACCCGATACACCAAGGAGAGAGAGCAAGACGTACGACAGCATAGGGGGCAGGCGAGAGCCTGAGCCCATGCGGTACACCGTAGGGAATGAGAAGGTGGAGAAGGCCGAAGGGGGAAGGGCGAAGCGCGCGCGGACGCGGGCACGGTGGCATTCGCCGGCCCTGAGCCCCTTCCAGGTGGCCGGATTGGGCCGCAATGGCTCAAAGGGCAGCTCCAAAGCGTGCGTAAGTGCTGCACGGGCCTGCCCCTGTATTCAGCTTGCGTAGCTGGATACGCCCGATCGAGGGGGGGGGGACGGGGGGAGCCGGCATTCCTTGTTTCTCAGAGCCCCCCTCGTTGATTTTTCTGCCGTTTTGATCTTTCGTGGTTCTTTCGGATGTCTCTCGCGGTTCTGGCGGGTCGTGAGCTTGCGAGGCTTGGCTGTGCTGGGCGATCGGGTGTCTGGGCGGGGGATTGAGCACAGGAGTCGCGATCGTGGCTTACAGGGCGATTTGGGGCGTTTCGTCCTGTGGGGTTCTTAGCCGGCGGCTTCGCGTCGGTATTTGGCCAAGAGCTTCCCGCGGTGCGGCACCCGCATGAACTGGAGGATTAGCCTGTTCATCTCGATGTCGCAGTCGGTGCAGACTCCGGCGTAGCGGTTTCCGTTGGCACAGATCTTCCATTGTGCGGTCGAAGGCTTGCCGCATCGCGAGCAGGGGACACGCCGGATGCCGATCTCGGTGTAGGGTTTGCGTCTGCCGGTCATGGTTCGGTTCCTTGTGAGGGAGAAGCTGCGTTCTCCCCAAGTAGAGGGAGGGGATGCACGACATAGGAAGCGGGTCAGTGCCTTATCCATGTCGGCCCGGCGGTGTTCCCGGCGAACTCGGCGAGCTCACGCTGGAGTTCTTCGTCGGCGTCTCGTTCTCGGCGCCGGTCTGCGGCCTTGGCGGGGTCTTGGTCGAGGCAGTCCTGGAACTGTAGGGTGACGCCGGCGACGGCCTCGATGCGGTCATCGTGGTCGAGGGAGTTGCGGTCTCGGGTGAGTCTGGTGAGTTGGTAGGTAAAGGTCGTGTCTGCGGCGACTTCGGGGCTGATTACCATTCGGTGCTGATTGAGGACGGGCTCGAGGATGCCGATGATGCGGAGTTCCTTCTGCCCGGTAGCGTGGCAGCCTATGGCGTAGCAGCCCCAACCCTCGGGGCAGTCGTCCTCTTGGCCTGGTGCGCAGGCGTACTCGGCGAGGATGGGCTCGATGAGCTTGATGAGCATGTCGCCGCCAAAGTTGGTTTCGATGTAAACCTCGGTGCATCGGTGGTTTCTGAGGGCGGCGACGAACTTGTGGAGGTTCTCCGTGGTGGCGCCGCCGTGCACGCCGTCGACGTGCTTGAGGTACAGGTAGCCGTGGAGTTGGCCCATGATGGCGAGGCTCATCTCGTCGGGTCCGCGGCCGGCGGGGTCGATGAAGCCCTTGACGCCTTGGTACTTGACCCATGTGTCGTCGACCATGACGGGGCCGTAGAAGCGGTCGGAGCCGAAGCCGACCGAGGGGATCTCCTCGATGGCGGTTGACCCGCGGGACGTATGCTTGCCCCAGGCGATCGTCATGGGGGCTTTGTCCCGGTGGGCGGGGTAGACGATAAAGTCCGCCAGCCGCAGGGGGTAGCGGTGCGTTGTGGCCAGGTCCGACACGAGCATGTACTGCATCAGGAACGTGGACCGGCTGACGGCGAGCGACATGATGTGGTCGCGGGAGAACCGCTCCGGCCAGACCGGGTCGGTCGGCTTGGCGGCGCCGTCGCGTAGGTCTCGCTGGAGCATCGGGGCGAGTGATGGAACCCGTTGGTCGTGCTCGGGATACTGGACCGGCCAGGTGCGGAAGGCGTACTTGTTCGCGGCCAGGTGGTCGTACAGGCTGTCCTCGTGGTGAGGGGTGCCGAGGAAGATGATGTCGCCGCCGGGGACGAGGATGAACTCGAACTCCTCGATGCGCTCGCGGAGGACGAGCCGCTGGTCTCGGGACTGCGTGTTCTCCATGGTCTCGACGTCATCGGGGACGATGAGTGTGGCCCTGACGCCGGGGAGTTGGCCGAGGATGCCCATGGCGGTGATCGAGGGCGTGCGGTCCCAATCCGCCGTACCCACGTCGAGGTTGTCGATGGAGTCGCGGTCTCGGGTACCAGGCCGCGGGGCCAGGTGCCGCAGGAAGGGGATGTTGGCGAGCCACAAGCGAATCAGGTGCATGGACTTACGGCTGTGGCCTACGGACTTGGACACGAGCAGGACGCGCTCGTTGGCGTCGCGATACAGCCGCCAGAGGATGTAGGCGCAGGTTATCCACGTCTTTGAGAGCCCTCGGAAGCCGCGGATGCCACGCCGCTGCGGGCCGGCCTCGAGCCAGCGGGCGACGTCGTACTGGACGCGCGAGGGCTCAGGGAGTCGCTGGAGCCGCCATATCTCCTTGAGGAAGAAGGAGAAGGACTGTTCAAGCTGGTCGGTGTACTGCTTGACCAGGGCGGTAGAATCGCTCATGCGGTAGCCGCGTCCTTGCCTTCACCGACCGGGGGCATCTTCAAGACCGAGCAGCCCGGCTCTGTGATGCCAAGTTCGGCGGCGAGTGCCTTACTGAGCGCCTGCTTCTCATCGGCAGGGTCATCGGCCAGCTTCGCCGGCGACCGGTTGATGCCGAGGTCGCGAACCCTCTGCCTGGCGACGTTCAGCATCGCTGCGGTGGGCTCGTCCTTGAGCTTCTCAAGCAGCGTCTTGTCGAGCAGGTCGCAGAGATCTTCCTGGGCCTTGGTGGTGATATTATTCATCGTCGTCCTCGTTGGGTTCGGGGCGCACGAGAGTCTCTCGGTGAAACATCTCCCCGAGCATGACGGCCTGGAGATCGGAACACAGGCCGACGCAGGTGTGCGTGTTCCCGTGCCACCGGCGGTACACGCAGTTCTTGTCGCTGGCATGGATCTGCGTCTGCATCCCGACAAAGACGGCGTGCTCCATGCGGCCGATCGCCTCGGTGAGCAGGTCGCCCAGAGGCACGAGGCTCAGGTCTACGTCCATGGTCATCGCCTCCGACTGGAGTGCCTCGGCAAGTTCATGGAGTCGCCGAACATCTGCAACCCGTTCTGGATGCCGAGCATGTTGCCGAGCGGGATGAGGCGCATGTCGTTGCGCCAATTGGTCTCGGAGTATCGGTAGTCGGGGTTGGTCAACGTGCTCAGGATGCCCGTGCCGGTCCGCCAGCCCTTGATCGCCGTGTCGACGGTCGGGTTGCCGAAGAGCGCGTTGGCGTCCAGCCCGCTCGTCCGGCCGTAGGAGAAGAACGGCCCGCGGGAGAACAGGCTCGCGGCGGTATCGACCGGACCGGGCATCATCGCGGCCCAACCGGCCCGCTGGAAGGCGCCGCGTGCAATCTGCGGGATGGTCATCCGCTCGGCCAGGTAGGCGTTGCGGTCCTTGCGGCCGATGGAGTTGGCGTACTGTAGGCCGATCCACGTCAGGGCGCCGAAGTACATGGCGCCGGACCACTCGCGAAAGACTTGGGCGTCGCGAGCGTAGAGGCTGGTGACCACCTGCTTGTCCCACGAGGAGATGTTGAAGGTGCGGAACTGCAAGAGGATGCGTGCCCAATCCGTAGTCATCCACGCCATCATCTGCCCAGGGTCGTTCTTCTGGATGACCCGGTTTGCCCACTTGTTGACGCCGATGACGAGCTTGGCCGCGGCCCCCTGGTCGGCCCACTTGTCGATGTTCATCTTCCGCATTCGCAGGCCGAATGCGCCCTCCTCGAGGGCGGAGAACTTCTTGATCTGGGCCGCGATCCTGTGGGCGTCCGCTTCGGTCAGCCCGATCATCGCCAGCCGGCGGACGCTCGGCACGGCTCCCGACTCGACAATGCGGACGAACTTTTGGACGGCGGCACTGGCCGCGGCAAGCTGGGAGAACGTGTTGATCGGCGTCATGCCCGACCCGTAGCTGACGGCCTTGACGAGCCTGTCGACGCCGCGCTCGAGCTTGGCGCTGGGGTCAAGTTGCTCGATGCCCCCGATGGATTCGTACCTGTGGACGTTGCGGCCGAGCCGCAGGCTGAGGCCATCGGTGCCAAGGCCCGTCATGGCCTGGAGTTCCCGGAGGAACTCGTCGGACAGGTGCCCGTCAGCCGCCCGCTTGACGAGGGCCTTGAAGCCGGGCATGGAGTTCATAAACCCACGGATTGTGCCCGCGCCCATGAGGGTGCCGATCTCGGGGATCTGGGCGAGCCCGAACTTGCCGCCGACGCGGGCCATGTTGAACTTGCGGACCATTCGCAGCCACTTGGCGGCTGTAGGGTCCATCGTGCCGAGGGGCTGGCCCATGACGACGCGATGCAGGAGCTCGGCACGCTTGATGTCGCGACGGAGCTTGGGCCGGTGCTTTGCGTCGATGCGCGGGAGATCCCTCTGTCGGATGTTCTCGAGGACGCCCGCGAAGCTCACCGGCGTATCCTTGCCCGCTTCGGTCAGGCCCTCGAGGAGCTTCCGTTCGGCGATGGCGCCCTCCATCTGCCGGCAGTACGAGAGCGTCAGGGAGAAGGCATCGTTTTCCATCAGATCTTCGACGGATATTGTCAGCGGGTTGCCATCGAGATCCGTCACGGCCAGCGAGTGCTTGTAGTCCACGGTGATCCGCTTGTAGGCCCGCGTGATCTTCTTCGGGTCTTTGGCATCCTTGAGCACGTCGTACAGGATGGTCTCGACCTCGGCCGCATCCAGTCCGACCTCGTGCCGGAGGATGTTCTTGAGCTCGTCAGCGTGTCGCTCGTCGAGGAGCTTGGCCACCTTGACGTCGGGAAGGTAGTGCCGCCGGATGGTCCCGTGGATGATCGCCTTGCCAAGCTGCCCGGCCTGCTCAGGGGTGAGCGTCGGGGAGTTTCGCAGAACAGCCTCGCTCACCAAGGCCAAGGTGTGCTCTTCTCCGACCTTGGCTATCATCTCCTCGATTTGCCGGGCGCCCCAGACTGTCGTGATGTAGTTCGGGTTCTCGACGATGTCCGCCGTGCCCGGCACGCCATGGCGCTGCGCTCGCCGCAGTGTGCGGTTGCGGATCTCCATGAGCTCCTGCGCTGCCTTCTTGACGTCCGGGTCGAGGATGTCGTCTACGCCGTCGCGCGTGGCCCGTCCGACCGTCTCGTTGAACCGTTGGGCTGTGCGTCCGTTGACCCTGAGCCCTTCCCGCTTGGCCCAATTGCGGATCGTGGACAGTTGGGTCGCCCCGACCTCGTCGATGTGCCGCCCGGTCTGCATCGCGATAGCTTCCGTCGCCGACAGGATGTTGGGGTTCCCGGAAGCGTCGGGCAGAACGTCCTCGCTGAGCATACGGAACAGCTTGCGGACGCGGGCGAGGGGGCTGCGAACGCCGGTGCCGACCATGCCGAACCGGAGGGCGCCCGTGACGCCTCCGACGCCCGGCTCGTCGGACGCATCGGCGATCGAGTCGAAGATCAGATCGGTGAGATCCCCCCCGTCTCGCCGACCGATGGCCGTGGTCCCCGGTTGCTGTGCTGCGGCCAGAACATCGTCGATGCGGGAAGCGTCGTCGAGCTCGAGGAACTCGGCCATCTCGCGACGCACCTTGTCCTGCTCGCCGGCGTAGCCCATGAAGAACCGCCGCCGGCCCTTGTCGGAAAGCTCGAAGCCGGCCTCTCTGAGGGCAGTCAGGTCGATGTCGTCCTGGGCCGAGGTCGCCAGCCTGCGGGCCTGTCCGGCCTCTCCTCGCAGCATGAGGCCAGTCAGGGCGGTTCCGGCCACAAAGCCGCCCAGGGCGGCGTAGGCAACGTCGTAGGCGTCCCTGGTGGGGTCTTGCGTCGTTCGATAGGCTTCCATGGTGCCTTCGGTCGCCCCGATGATCGCCCCCGCGCTGACGGCACGGGCAAGCCTGCTCATCTTCGTCGCCTTGGTGATGCCGGTGATGGCCCCGGCCGTCGCCGCGTCGGCGGCGATCTCCACCGGGTCGAAGACATTGGCGAGTAGCCGCAGGCCGGCCCCGGTCCAGCCCCGCTCGCTGAGAATGCGGTCGTTCTTCACCCGGCGCAGAAGTTGGTGGCGGATGAGCGACGCCTCATTATCATTGCGGGCGCTCGCAAACTTCGACCAATACTGAGGCGGGATACCTTCGGTCAGCGCCTCGAAGTAAGGCGTGTTCTCCGTCATGGTCACAGGGAACAGTTCATCGGGTTCGCCAGTATCGGAGGTCCAGCGAGCGACCTGCTGGCCGGCCATCGCCGCGATCCATTCGTTCTCGATCGCGCCGCCGATGGCGCGCAGCAGCCCCGCGGGTTCCCCGCGGGCTTCGGCCAGGGCCCGGTCCTCTTTATGGGTGCGGATGACCGGCGGGTTGAGATTGCCAAGCCGTGTCATTCGTTGCTCCTCAGCTTGTCGAAGGCTCGCCAGTATTCCTCGTCCACAATTGCCCCGTGCCCGAAGCTCTTGGGGAACTCGACCTCTTGGTACCCGTCGCCGATCTTCATGTAGGCGTGAGCTTGCGGGCCGAAGCCGATGTCGTCGACCGTCGTGTGCAGCATGATGAGCAACTGGCCCTCTTCGCCGGCGAGCAGTTGCTTGAACAGCTTGGCCTCGCGTTCTGCATCACCCGCGGTTGCCTTGGCGCGTGCGGGCAGATCGGCCAGAGGCATCCAGTTGGCCTGGTCGGGGATGCCTTGCTCGTCGAACTTGCCTCGGCCGAGATGCACCAACGGCCTGACTCGCCCCGTCTTGTCGGCGTACACGATGCCGGTGCCGGCCGGAGTCTTGGCCAGGTCGGCCTTGATGCGAGCAACGTCGGGAACGTAGGTGACTACATCCTCAAGCGGGGTGTCCTCGACGCCCTCCGACCAGAAGTTGAAGGCGTGCCGGCGATTTACCACCTTCTTGGTGTGGTAGGGGCTTGGGCCGATCCGCAGCATCCCCTTCTTCACGCTGGCGATGGCGCCGGATACCTCCTCGGCCGTGACGTGCATGGCCATGCTTCGGAGGCTGGCAACGGAGCACACGCCGGCGTCGCGGTCCTCAACCATCCGGTTGAGTTCGGTGTTCACAAGCTGGAGCACTGCGCCGTTGTTCGTGAAGATGAAGCTCAGGTTGTCGACGTCCTCGACTTCGCCGGGATGCGAGTCGTAGTATTGCTGCCGCAAGTTCGCGAAGATGGCCTCTGGAGTCAGGGGTAGTTGCACGTTGCGGGTGTAGACCAGCCGGCCAAGAATCTCGGTGTAGTTTTCCTCGACGTTATCGACGGCCTCCTCGACCGCGGCGGATGCTCCGACCCCCAGCGACGAGATGTAGAAGTTCGCGAGGTTGCGGACGACGCCCTGCATGTCGCCGGCGTTGGAGATGTCGTCGCTCCATGCCTTCTGGGTGATGTCCCGGACAGCCTCATCGAGTTCTCGCGGGTCCACGCGAACGCCAGCCGGATTCTGAATCGCGGCGTGCGCGGCCCGGAGAGCCCCGACCGCCTCGCCCGGTGTCACATGCCGGTACGCCAAGTCGGCGAGGGCAAAGAACTTGGCCGTGTCGCCGTCAAGATGCTGGTTGGCGAGCGCGGGATTGATCGTCTTGAGCCGACGCCAGAACTCGTAGCTCTGGACCACGCGGGCTACCGTCTCGGGGTTGGCGTCCTTGGCGTCCAATACGCCGGCCGACCGGAAGGCCGCATCGAACATCATGGACCATGGCTTGTGGACGAGCCCGTTCTCCTCGATGTACCGGACCTTGCGGGCAAGGGAATCCGCAACGGGCTCGCTTCCGCCGGCGGCGAGTGCGGCGTTGGCGCTGGCGTCCTGTCGGTCGAGAGCAGCGAACTTCGCCGCCGTGGCCCGCCGAATGTTCTCCTTGGCGGATACCGTGGTGGTGGTGCCGTCAGCCTTGAGGATGTGCTGGTCGGTCAGGAGGCCCCCGAGTCCTCGGTCCATGGCCGCGGCGCCGGCATCGTAGGTGGCTTGCCGCTGCTGCTGGACTACCCCGGCGTTGTGTGCTTCGACCAGCCGCGACTTCATCGTGATGGCCGCGGTTTCCAAGATCGTGTTCTCGTCTGCGGCCTTGTCGATGGCTGCCAGCGAATCCGAGAGCTTCGCGCCCTTCCGGTCGTTCTCGAGGATCTCCTCCGTCATGGCCTCGGCCGCGTCGGCCTTCGCCCGGTCGTCCCGGATGCGTCGCGTCCTTATCGCCGTCTGTACGCCGCGCTCGGCGATGCCGGGCAAGGTGTCGTCGATGTAGGCGCCGATCTTCTTGGCCCGCTCGACGTTGCCTGCCGCCGCCGCCGCGTCCAGGCCGCGCACCGCGGTATCACGGAGCACGTCGGCCTTGCTGCGCCCGAGGGTGGCGTTCAGCTTGATCGCGGTAGCTGTCGCCTTCTCAAGTGCGTCGAAGTCCCGCTCCGAGCCCCACTGCCCCGCCAGCGTCTCGTTGCCCTCATCCACGAGCAGGATTCGCTGCTCGCGGATCTTCTTGCCGTGCCATGCAGCGAACTTCGGGGCTACGTGGCGGAACAGTTCGGCCTTGAAGATGTCGGGCATCTCGGTACTGCGAGCGTCTACCCAGCCGTCCAGAACGTCGCCGGGGGTGTCGGTGGGGTTGAACGTCAGGGCCTCTGGGTCGAACTCTTGGCCGGCACGGAACGCCTCGAGGCGATAGAAGTAGTCGTGCGCCTCCTGCGTGGTGAACTCGGGGGCGGCAAGTCGCTGAGTGAACGCCTTCACGGCCATGTTCGTCTCGGTCTTGACGTCCAGGCCATGCTCAGCCTCTCGCAGCCCGGCGTAGCCCTGAGCGACCCCTGCCGCCCCGTAGAGCAACTGTCGGACAGCATCGCCGACCGGGGCGGCTTGGCGGGGAGCGATCTGCTGAGCGGGCATCCCGCCGCCCGTGGGGCTCACGGTGATGCCAACGCGATGCGTCCCGATACCTTGTGCGCGGTCTGCCATCAGCCACCCCCTCCGTCCGGCTTCACATTGAGAGCCTTGAGCCGTGTCATGGACCCCGCGATGCTCAATCCGGTCTGGAGCCCGGCCATGCCGCCTTGCAGCCCAGAGACGGCCATACTGCTCGGCGCCCGTGCGATCGGCTGGAGCCCGGCGGCGATCCTGGCCATGTCCACGTCCGCATTGCTGTCGATGATCCGCGTGTTCATGCTGTCGTCGTAGTCTGCCTGCCGCATCAGAGACTCGTAGGTGCCGCCCAGGCCGATGCCGCTCTCTCCCGCGGCAACGCGGATCTGGCTGCGGATCAGGTGGGCTCGGTTGGTGGCCCTGAGCTTCTCGATGGCCTGCTTCTGCCGCACCTGCTGCTGGCTGGCGATTGCCGCCTTCCGCTGAGATCGCGCCGATGCTTCCGCGTAGTCCGCTTGCGACTTCTGCTGCGCTCGGGTCGAGGCAATGCTGGTCGCGGTACCGACCGCGGCGGTGCTGGCTGCGATGATCGCGGCGGGGATTGCCATGTCAGAAGCTCCTTGATTCGACCGTGCCGATGAACTCGGCCGTGGAGATCACAAACGGAAGGGGCTGGTCGCTGCGGATCGTGATGGTCGCGTGCTCGGCCCACGCCCCGATGATGCAGGCGAACACGCCTTCGTCCTCAATCAGGTCGCCGCTGCGGGGCGTGAAGGTCTTGTCGCGCGGAAGGCCCGTACCGTGCAGCGTGCCCCGGTTCGGCTCGGTGATGCGGATGTCATACCGGCCGGTGTTGGAGTGCTGGACGCTGAGCTTGCGGAGTTGGAGTCGGCCCCCCAGGACCGTGCTGCCGTCGCGCTGGCGAGCATAGGGCCTGGAAAGCTGGAGTTCCGACGTGAACGTCCGCCCGATCATGGCTTCCTTGTCGGCGTAGTCGCCATCGGCGTCGGCAATTCGGTAGTGCGTCGAGTCTACCTTGGTGACGGCGAGTACCTGGCCGGCGTACTCGGCCTGCGTGGCGGTTGGGTCGTGAGCCGTGAAGTCCGGGCCGAGCACCACGGTACCAAGCGTGGAGTCCTCAACGGAGAGCGTCCATGTCGTGTACCCGGCAGCGTTCGCCCCGGTGACGGCAACCCGGTTGTCCAGCCGGACCTTGTAGGTGTAGTCGTCCCCCGATGCGTCCGTGTCGATCGCGTCCTCGATGACAGGGATGCTCGAGACAAAGAAGCCGTCAGCGTTCTCGACGAGCATCCAGCAGGTGTCCTCGATGATGGCGATGTCGCAGATCGTCTCGGTGGCGTCATAGGTCCACTTGGCCCACGCGGACTGGACGCGATCTTCGCCGTTCCAGAAGTTGCGGTAAACGTAGACCGTGCTGCCATCCGGAGGCAGCAGCAGGACGGTATCATTGTTGAGCGAAGCCTGGATGGTCTGCACGTCGCTGGGCAGATACCCCCCGGCGTGAGCCGAGACGTCCGCAGCCGTGTTGGACACGTTCTGGTCGGAGTAGAAATACTCCATGAGTTGCGTCGTGCCCTGCTGGGCCGAGACGAAGTAGCATTGGCTGCCGACCACCACGGGCCGGACCCCGGTAAGGCTGTCGTAGGCCGTGGAGGGCGTGATGGCCGCAGTCTCGGGCGTGAGCGTCTCGGGGGCGTTGAGCTCGAACTGCCGGCCGGCTTGGGTGAAGATCAGCAGTGCCTTGCGGAACGGCAGGATGTAGTCAACGAATGTGACCTGGCTCGCCGAGAGCGTCGTGTCGATCGGGTCAGAGTCCGCGATGTTGTCGGCCTCGGCAGCGTAGAAGTTGAAGTAGTCGCCGGCCTGGCTCAGCACAAGGTTCTCGTCGCCGGCCAGGACCATGCGGTTGCGGTGGAAGGCCACGTCCGCCAGGGTCGCGCCGTTCTCCCACAGGCTCAGGATGGGGTTCGTGTAGTTGTCCCCGGTGTACCGCGGCGTCCAGTCGATCAGGCCCACGTCGAACACGATGGTCGGAGGCGAGCCCGGCGTGTAGCTCGTGCGGACAGCCTTGATCGGCATGGTGGAGGCGTCCAGTTGGGCCTCGATCTGGCGTGGGGCAGGCGCACGCTCCCATCGCTCGGCAATCGCGAGGGTTTCCGTGGCCGGCGTGCCCGTGCCATCCGTGTTCCCGGGAGAGACAAATGGCCGGCCACTGAGCGTCATGTCGTACTCGCCCCCGGTGGGGTTGTCCGGATCGCGGACCTCCGTGCCAGCCCCTCGGTAAGGCCCCACAATGGTCATATACCCGGTGTCCGTGGCGGTCATGGTCCAGTTGATGAGCCCGTCAACGCAGCCTGCCTCGTGGAGTGCCCGCGTGTAGGCAGTGGCGATGTCGTACTGATCGGCAGGGCTGTCCCCGGTGAAGTCCACCGAGACGTTGTACTCGGGGCCGATGCCGTCGATGTAAACATTGTGCCGGTCGGCGCCCGACGCCCCGGCTTGAAGCGTGATCGCCGAGTCGCTGTCTTTCGAGACCACGTCGTACCAACCGATCGCCCCGAAGTTATTGTTGATGTAGACCTTATCGCCGTCCTCCCAAGTGTAGTCGGCGAAGGGAGTGGCTGGCGAGAAGTCGAGAACGTCATCCGCGATCGTGTACTCCCCTCCGCCATTGATATCGCAGGCGAAGCGGACGAGGTTGAGCAGGAATCCTTGGGGCTGCTTGGCAGCATCGGTGAAGTAGGCCACAGTGTACGACACGGCCGAGCGGGCACAGGACGCGAAGGTGCCGTCAGCCCCGCCTATATACTTGAAGTATCCGGCGGGGTAGAAGCCGTCGTCCTCATGCGTCATGTGGTAGGTGTCGTTGGTGGGCTGGTAGCCCCGCATGATCTCGTAGGTCCGGGACGTGCTCTCCACCGCGTACACGTCGGACGTCTCAGCGGCGACGGCCACCTTGCGATTCAGAATGACCGTGTGGTCGGCAACGGTCACGAGCCGGAAGTCGCTGACCGTTGCGCTCTCGGCGTCGAGGTACGTCTGAGCATCGGCCGAGATGTTCACCGTCGCCTCGGTGCCGTCGAGCATGAAGATGCGGATGGACATCTCGGTTCCGGAGGCGCCGTCATCCATGGCGCCAAGCACGAGAAGATACTGCTCAGTGTCGTCCCGGTCGATGGCGTGTATACGGTAACTCTCGTCCGCCTCGATGGTGCCGCCGACCGCGAAGCTCATGGTGGAACCCGGCCGCTTGCTGGCGCCGTCGCGAACGGTCAGCAGGACGTTGGTGGCCTCCTGGACCTGATTGGCGTGGCGCACCGTGTCGGCTTGGCGAGAGGCCCCGCCGAACAGAGCGGGGATCGGCAACCGGACTTGTGGCATTGCTACCTCCCGTAGTGCTGGACGTCGCTGCCGCCTCGGATACGCAGGGCGGTGTCAGTGTCAAGGACGTTCGCGTCGCTGTTCTCGGCGTCCTTCCTCTCGGCCTGGAGCATAGCCCGGTCGCGGGCATCGCGCAGGCGGGCGTCGGCGGTCGCACTGCCGACCTTGCGGTTCTGGAACTCGATGAGGGCCTCGGACAGGATGTAGTCTTGGAGCTCCACTGTGAGGTCGGCAAAGAGAAGGAGGCGGGAGAGGGTCACGTCAACGCTGCCGTCGAACGTGAAGGTGTTGTCGTCGCGGCTGTAGAGCTTGTCGTCGCGGAGCGTGACGTCCTTGTGAGTGGAGCCCTGGTCCGAGTCGATCCGCAGGATGTCGGCAGCCACGGTGATCGCATCGTCCCAGCCGATCAGCGTGGTCGACACGTCCGTCTGATCGCTGCTGGCAATGGAGTCCTTGAGGACGATGTTGTCGTCGTCGGTTCGGGACGCGATTTCATACCACCCAACCGTAACGCCCGTGCCTGCCGAGACGTATATCTGATCGCCGCTGGCCCAGGTGTAGGACGCGAAGGCTGCGGTCTTGTTGAGAATCTTCGTCGCGGCGGTCCAGTCGCCGTCACCACTGATGGCCACGGCCACCTTCGTCACGTCGGCGACGCCGTACTCCACGTCCGTCTCGGTGTTCTCGTGCCAGCCTCGCGCCTGGATGCGCTTGTTCCATCGGTCGAGGCATCGCTCGGCATCGGCGGCGTCGCTGCTGCCGCCCGTGTCGAGAGCGGCCACAGGATACACGCCAACTTCCTCCAGCATCTCATTGACGGCTTCGAGCTTGGTGTGATTGCGTGCCATGTGTCAGGCTCCCAATAGAGGCAATGTGCTGCCGCGGCCGGCTGGTAGCTCTATCTCAAGGTAGGGCGCGTTGACCCCGGATGACGCGAACAGGAAGCCAAAAAGCTCGACGATGGCGGGCTTGTTATCGTCCCAGTCGTGGCCCTCCATGAAGCCGACGTCGAAGTCGGTGGTCTGCGCCCAGTGGTTGCCGATGTTCAGGGCGACGTTGTAGACGCTCGTGGCCCCAACCTGGGTGAGTTGGCCGATCTGGTTGGAGCCGGTCCCGTGGCCGGTGAGGATGTCGCCGTAGTCGTCGTTGTCGTGGAAGTCGTTGCCGGCCGTGAAATCGCAGCGGGTTCCGTAGATCGTCCCGTTGGCATAGGTCTTGACGACGTTGAGCGTGGCTGAATCAGGCGTGCCCGCAATCCCGCTCGTGTCGAAGCGGCAGCCGGTGCGAATGATCGTGATCGGGGCCATGCTGATACCCAAATCCTCGGCGGTGGCTATGCCGGTGGCCCAGTTGGCGTCGGCGTTGGCGGCTCCGCGCGTGCCCGCCCACGTGCGATCGTTTCGGGTGTACCCATACGTGGCCCCGTCGGCCGAGACCGTCTCAGGGTCCAGGTCGATAACAGGCATGGCCTTGGCCGACGGGCTAGCCGACAGGTCGAGCTCGACTACCTCATCGTCGAAGTCCAGCCGCGAGTCCGGTATCGCCCGCCACTTGTCGAAGAACAGGCCGATGCGGGCCCCCTCGGGCGAGGTCGCGAGCACGAACCCGTCGGCAGCGCGACGGACACCACGGGATGTCTCGATGCGGTATCGCAGGCCGCGGGGGGCCTTGGCTGCCTCCAGGACGTGCCCGACCATCCACGAGTTGTAGACCGTCTTGAGGATTGCCCGCGCGTACTGCTCGCGGGGAGTACGCGAGATCAGGGCCATCAGCGTGTCGCGGAAGCCCCTGGTCCACTCCGGCCAGATGCGGATCCACTGCCCATAGGCGGCGACGGTGAAGCCTAGATCGTCCTCTGCGTACTGGACGCGGACAACTTCCTCTATGGGCCGGAAGGGCTCCGAGACCGTCCCGAAGAATCGCGGGGCGGAATGCAGCCGGAACCCCTTGGCGGTTCGCCCGAGGAAGCAACTGTTGGTGGGGATCATGCCCAGGTCGCCGGGTCCACGATGGCGTAGCCGACGCTCCCGTCACCCGTGCCGCTTGCCGTCGCCATCGTCAGCGTGACGCCCTTGCCGGCTGGAACCTTGAGCCACGGCATCCGGGGATTGCCGCTCGAGTTCTTGGAGAACCCGGAGCTAGCGAGAATCGGCATGTTCCCAGTGAGCGCGGTACCGTCGCTGTCCTTGAACTGCCCGGTGCAGTCCGCGCCGACCAGCAACAGGCAATCGTAGATCCAGATGGCCTTGGTAGCGTCGGAGGGCGCGGCAATGATCGCGGTCGCGGCTTCGGCTGGGACATCAATCTCGTCCGTGTGGTAGTCGAGGCCGACGCCGATGTCTACAGGGGTACCCTTCATCGTGTTCTCCTTGCTACGTGCTCGTATGGCCTGGCCGGAGCTTGCCTTCTCCGACGAGACAGGGGCGGTCCTCAAGGGCCTTGGCCAAGCGGTTCGTTGCCTCGGTCTGCTCAGCCGTCAACCTCGCGAGGCGTTCCTGTGCGTGGGTGCCTTCTTGGTCCTTGCGTTCAAGCACCTTGTTGGTCGCCCGCTGTTGGCGGTAGTTCTGAATGACCATGAAGCCCACAAGTGCGAGGGCCCCGAATCGCATCACCATTTCTTCCAGCATCCCGCCGCTGCCGGCGGATGCGAGTGTGCCAAGAGCGAATACAGCGAGGCAGACGCATTGGATCGTTGCCATGGAGCATCTCCCAAATCGCAAAAAACATGGGGCGCCGGGTTGGTGTACCCAGCGCCCCATCGGGGTTACTTGGAGGCGTCAGCCTAGACAGCTTCGTCGACCTCGACGACCTCGGCCTCCATGATCCGCTTGACGAGTTCCACGTCGTTGCGGCCAAGGCCCTGACAGGCTTCGACCCCCGAGACCAGCAGGTTCCACTCGCCTCCTTCGAGGAGGACGGAATCCGTGGCATCGAGGATCTTCTGCCCAACCGCATTGCGCTTGAGCAGGTCCGGGCCGTTCAACTTCAAGCCCGGATTCATCAGGATCTCACAGAGCGAGTTCCTGACATGGTACGGCACCACCCGTTCGTCCGGCAGAGTGACGTCGTAGTCGCGGAGATCAACCTTTCGTGCCTGCATACTCGGTTCCTTTCAGATGTGAGTGGGGCTAGTTCCACTCGGTTGAGACGACGGCCGGAATGTAGTACCGCGTCGCCCCGATCTTGCACGCCAGGCCAACGCTGCTGCCCGGAAGCTCGTTGAGGCTGGTGGACGAGACGGCGCTCGTGGCATCCGCAGCGGCCGTGAAGCCCTGCACCGAGAGGATGTAGGCGTCGTCGTCGATGTTGGCCGCGCCGGTGGCGTCGCCGCTGTTGCACAGGCGCAGGACCGCGAGTTCGGTCATGCCGTCCGGGTCGGACGCATCGCCGTCAGAGTAGATCTCGAACATGCCGGCGCAGTACGTCCCGGTGGGCGCCCACGAGGCGATGTCGGGGATCTGGAGCGTGCCACGGACTGCCGCGGCCAGCCCTGAGCATTCCGAGCCGCCGGCGGTCGCCACGAAGTTGAGGCTGACGTGCGCACCATGCGCCGTGGCGACGTTGGCGTTGACGTTCGTGTAGACACGCAGTGCCTCGCCCGAAGTCGTGCCATCGGCTGCGAGCTGGAACCGCAGGTACATCCCGCGCACGTCGCCGCTGGTAGCCGAAGAAGCCAGCCGCAGTTCAGCGCCCTTGAAGCCGGTGTTGGTGCCGCCGCTGACGTAGGATGCGGACGTGCCGATGCCGAGAATGACCTCGGGATTGCCATCGGATGCCGTCTGGACGCGGACCTCGTTGCTCTTGCCGAAGTAGTGATACTCGTTGAGTGCCATTGTGCATCTCCTTCATTTGGCGGATGCCTGCTGCGGCGGAAGCCGCCTAGGGCACGTCGTCAAACGTGGTTGTTGAGGCGTCGGTCAGTAGTGCCAGATCAGTGTTGACGATCCGGCGTGCGAGGTTGTAGTACCCCGGTGCCTGGCCGGCCACCCTCTTGAGTTCGGCGAGCAGATCGGCCTTGCCGGTCGATCCGGACGCCTCAAAGTAGGGGTAGCCCGCTTCATCGTTGTGAGCCATGGGGATCTCCTGTCTGAACTCACGGCTGGACGGGGCCGAAGCCCCGCCCTACCGAGAGTCCCGGATTGGAGGCTGGTATGGTTGCGGCTTACTGGAGCACAAGCTCGCCGCAGGCTTCCTTGCGGAGCCACTTGGAGCCCTGCCAGACCTTCGCACCCGTGTACCACCCGTGCTTCGTGTCCTGCCACGCGGGAGCAATGGCGCGAACGCCGCCCATGGCGGTGAGTTGGCCGACAGCTTCGGCGTCGCCGATGAACTGCGCGGCCACCTTGCTGAAATCGGCCCGGTACTGGCTGGGCAGCGCCGTGTTGGCCGAGTCGTCGGCGCTGGGCAGGTTGTTCGTCTTCTCGATGACGAAGCCCTCGCACTCGACCATCCTGCGAGAGATCAGGTCGTTGACGCCCTGGTAGTCCCGGCTCAGCAGCGTCTTATCACAGAGCAGGACGCGGGTGAGGTACGGGCTCAGGAACGCAACCCGGTTGGCGTCAGAGATGTGACGCTCATCGAACTCCTGAGCCATCTCGGCGAACACCGTCTGGAGCTTGATCGAGCCGGTGAGGGTCGCCGGGTAGGCCGCGGTGATGGCCCCGGCATCGGCAGCCGTGATGACGTGGCCACCGATGAACAGGTCTGCCCCGGAGCCGGCATCGGCCACGCGAGCGCCGATGGAGATCATCCGGGAGAGTCGCTGGTCAACCTGATCGGCACACGCCAAGCCGTGCTGATTGGCGTAGGTCTGGCGGGAACTGATGTGGTTGACGAAATCGTCAGCCTCATCGAGGAACTCGTCACTGATAAGCTGGTAGTCGTCCAGCGTGATGAGCCTTTCCTCGTTCTGGGGCTGGTTGCTGCCGACGCGATCGACGCCGGGGACGAGGTTCTCGGCCTCGGCCCGAGCGATCGCCGGGAACTGCTTGCTGCGCCCGTTGGTGATCGGCATCGACATGACGTGACGGGCGAACACGAGGAACTTCTCGTAAGCCGCCAGCACCATGCCGGAATACTGAGTGAGGGCCAGGGCGACGGTATCGCCCGTGCCGTACTCTTGCAGCGTTCGGTGGACAACCATGTTTGGCATGGGAATGCTCCTTGGGTGTGAGTAGCAAAGACCTTGGGGAATCGAGGGGTTCGGTCTGCTCACGCCCAGGAGTTATCGGGGGGCCGGCCGGGGGCCGCGGTGCGCGGATTGTCCGGTGAGGCGTCCGGGCTGCTGATGCGGGGGAAGGACCGGGAGCAGGTGAGGCGTAGCCTCGGAAGGTCGTTTCTCACCTACCCCCTGGAACCGACTGGTGCCGGATACTCGTGAGGGGGTGCTACTTGCGCGGCTTGGGCCGCTGTGCGATGTGGATGGCCACATCGGATTCGGTGATGGTGGGTTCCGCGTGCTGGACTTCGGTCAGGTCTACCCCGCTCCGCTCGGCCAGGAATACCGCCTTCTTGGTCGCTGACGGCTGTGTCGGCTCCGGGCTGGGCTCGGCCGGTTCCGGCTCGGCCCCAGGCGGCGGGGTGACGGTATCATCCGCAGGGCTGGGGGCCTCAGCCGGGGGCGGGCCGATGTGCAGCAGGTCGCGGCCGTCGTGAGGGGCGACAGGCGACGGCTCGCTGGCCGGTACGGGCATCGGAGGCTCGAGGAGGTCTGTCGGGGTGTCCGACTCGTCCGGGGTCTCTACGAGGCTTGCAGGCTCTTCGAGGGCCGGCTTTGGCGCGGTCGCGATGCCGGCCGAAGGGATTGCCGCGGCCAAGGGAGTCTTGACCCGGCTGCGCCAGTGCGGGGTCGTCGCAGCCAGGCCGTTCGCGTCGGCCCACGCCGTAACCGCAGCGTTGAGTTGCTCCTGAGTCGTGGCGCCCACCTGATTGAGGTACCCCAGGAAGCCGATGATGGCCTCGCGGGGATTGAGAGCCAGTGAGGCGACAACTGAGCCGGTGTACTCGTCAGCCTTCTTACGGACGGCTTCCTCGCTGTGGCCGTAGAATACTGCCTCCAGCATGTGCGTCTTGCGGCTGACCAAGCTGCCGTTCCAGATGCCGTTAGGCCCGCGGACGGCGGTGAAGTTGTACAGCGGTGCGGATGCTGGGTCTTGTGCGGGTGCCATGGTTCGGTTCCTTTCGAGGGCGGTCTATCGTGGGCCTCTACCGACGAGGCAACGTGGCGGGGTCGGGGCTGGCCATGAGTCGCTGATTGTGCGCGGCACGAGCCTTGGGGTCGGTGCGGACCTCGTTGCTGTTCTCGGCCGCGATGATCTGGGCCTGCGTGGTGTACGGCTCGACGCCGGCGGCTACGCCTTCGCCCTCGATCAGCACGTTCGCCTTGCCGGCCTTGACGGCCTCAGCATGGCGGGCGAGCAGGGCGTTCACGGTATCCTTGGTCTTGAGGGGGTTGTTGATGTCCGCCGTGAACAGGGCGGCCTCCTCCGGGGATACTGCGGCTCCGGCCCACGCGAGCAGATTGGCGAGCTTGTCCTTGCCGCCGGCCGCAGCTTCGGCCGTGGAGTTGACCTGGGCAGAGCGATGCTTCTGATCGCGAGCGGTCAACTCGAGGAATTGATTGACGACGCCGGGAGGGTAGCCCACGGCTTCGAGCTTTTGGTACGCTTCCTGATCGAGGGTGCCCTTCTCGGCCCACTGCTGGCCAAGAGCGGCGGGGTCCAGACCCGCAGCGACGATCACCTGATCGACGCCGGCATCCGCCGACAGGGTCGTAGGCGGCGCAGGCGTCACCGCCAATTCGCCAGCCGCGGGCTTTGGGGGCGGGGTCGTGAGTTCGGTGATCCGACGCCGCGCGTCCTTGTGGCTCTGCGCCAGCGCCTCGGCGTTGACGGCGCCCTTCTCGGCGTCCCAGAACTTCTCCTCGCACCAATCAGGGCGGGCGGGCGGTGTCGCGGGCGGGTCCACAGGCGGGTCCGTCACAGGTGGGTCCACTGCGGGCGGGGTTACGGGATCTTCTGCCATGGTTCGGTTCCTTTCGTGCGGCCTACGCCGCGCTGTTCTCGGCGATCGCTCCGATGCTCTTGATCGCCTGCTCACTGGCAGCCGTGTCGAGACCGGCCTGCCGCTGCTTCTCCAACTCGGCTTCGAGTTCTTCCGGCGTCTTGATGAGTTCCGGCGTATTGATCCCCAAGAGGCGCAGGATGCGGTCGGCGAGAAGCTCGAACTTGATACGCTGCATCGCTCCGGGGATCGGGCCGAGAACCTGCATAGCAAGCAGCAGCCGGTCCAGTTCCGCTTGCCGACGAAGGGCCTCGATGCCGGTGAGGATGGACAGTTCGTGGGCCTTGGCGTTGGCGGGCAGCGGCACGAGCAGCTTGTCGCGCTCCATCTGCCAGATAACTCGATTGAGGAAGGGCTTTTGTATCTCCTCGGCGATGTGCGTGTAGACACCCCCCAAGGCGCCCTCGAGTTCCCGTGCGATCCGCATGATCTGGGCGGCGGTGACTCGCTCGCCCGTTGGCTGGGCCGAGGATTCAAGCAGCATCGCCTTGGCCAGTCGCTTCTCGATCATCTGCGAGTAGGTCATGGCGACGGAAATGTCGTTGTGCTTGTTGGACTGGAGGAAGCCGATGCCGTTGGGGGTGCTGCCGTCAACCCGCCCGGCGCGAGGCTGGCCGTTCGGAGAGGTCAAGTCCGCCGTCGTCCAGCCCTTTGCGGGGTCATAGACGGGGACGAGCCGGGCCGCGGCGATGGTGAGGTCCAGAATCGCACCGGCCAGACCATTGAAGCTCCGCAGGTCGCCGAGGCGGGCCTCTACAAAGCCGCGGGAGTAGTCCTCCCCGGCCAGCTCCCGATAGCCCACGGAGAAGAAGGGGCTCACCGGCTCCTCGGACGTCTTGACCTGGTGCTCGTTGATCTCCTGCGTGATGACCCAGCTACCCCCCCGCTGCCACTCGGCCTTCGTGTAGAGGCTCTGAATGCGATCGGCCGGCTCGCCGGCCATGAGCTTCTCCCGGTCGAGGGCTGCCGCTGCGATGGTCTCATCCGGCAGGCTCGTGACGTCAACCTGCTCGGAGGCGATCACCCAGGACAGCCGCCCCCCGGCACGCCGCTGGACGTACTGATCGAAGCGGAAGGTCTTGAGCATGTAGTCGCGGGTCAGGAAGGCCAGGGAGTTGCCGGCCACCATGACGTTCTCGAGGACTGCTCGCTGGGCGATGCGGTAGTTCGTGTCGTCAAGCTTAGACTCGATCAGCAGGTCGCGGGCGAGGAGCGTGGCCTTGAACGCCTCCATGTCCTCCGGGCTGAGGTCGCTCGTGCGGGCCTGAGCCGAGGGAACCGTCGACCACCAGGGCGTCCCGGTCGGGAACAGTGAGCCGACCAGCTTGCCGACAAGGTTCTCGATCCCGCTCGACCCGAGCGATTGGTAGGGCTGCAAGATCGTGTCCGTGCCCTTGGTGTTCTCCTCCGGCAAGACCCACGGAATCGTGAAGGCGGCGCACTCGCGGACCCTCTCGGTGACGTTGGCCCGCTTGGCGTCCTGGGCCTCGAATTCGGCCTTGAGGGTCACGCCGGCCCGCCGATCCGCAGTCCGCCGGTCGGCGCCGCTGCGACGCCCGGATTGGACATAGGCTTGATGACGAGCGATTGCCGCCCTGCCCGCTGAGCCTCGAGGCTCTTGCGTTGCCGGGCGAGTTCCTCTTCGGCCTCCTCGTCGATCGGGTCAACTTCGGGCGGAGGAGGGGGTGGCTTTGGGACGCTTGGACTTCCGCCGCTGAATCCCATGGGCTTACTTCTCCGTGATGGTCAGGTGGAAGATCGGCTGCGCGATGTCGGCCTTGACGGAGCGGTTGGCCCCGTCCTTCTCGATCGCCACGACGCAGCCGGCGGTGAACATCGCCAGCAACAGCGCAGCAGCAAGCAGTAGCGACTTCATAGGGTGTTCTCCTTACTTGACGCGGTAGATGCCCACGAGCACGTCGACGAGCTCGCGCTTGCCGATGTCCGAGGCCCGGTGCAGGCGGGTGAACTCCTCGGCCATGTCCGCCACCGTGACGTCGGCGGTGACGTGCTCATCCAGCCACTTCACCAGCGACAAGGCGTCTTGCGGAATCTCGGAACCGTCGGGCATCTGCGGCGTCTGAGGCTCTGACATGGGGGTATCCTTGATCCGTCAGCCAGTCGTGCAGTTGGACGGGGGTGTAGATGCGCTCGGGGACGTCCACGCCGCCGGCCATCAGGCAGGCCAGCGTGATGCAGAGGCAATCCTCAGTCCACGGCGCAACACCGCGGCGAAGCCAGCGGTAGAACGTGGGCCAATGCCGCTTCGGCTGGCCGACGCCGTAGCCGAAGAACTCGAGATCAATGGCATGAGTGAAGGGCACGAGGAAGGCCGAATGCAGCGTGGGGTATCTGTCGAGAAACATCTCCAAGGGCCAGTAGACGTTGCCCTCGAAGGTAGGGTCTAACACGCTCGCGCCGCCGAATCCAACCGTGCAGTGAGCAATATCCGAGTGAGTCAGTACCCGGATCAGGCGGGAAAGGAACCTGTAGTACCACCGGCCGGCTTCGACGCGAGCGGTCGCAAAGAACACAGCGCCAGCGTAATCAGTCCATAGGTCGGCCCTTTCGCGTAAGTGAGTGCTGCGGCGCGGGTTACTCGTCTGTCTACGCATAGCATCATGGGTCACGAGAAGAAGTAACGGCTGGCCATGACGGCTCTTAGGTCCAGATTCCCAACCTGGGGCGGTTCAGGGAAACTTATGTCGGGGTATTCAGCTATAAGTTCGTCGAATAACCGAAGGTGGGCCGGCTCCTCGTGCAGGAGCACGAATTGCTCGCGTAGGATCTCGTTCATGCGGCCCACGTCGGCGGCGTGCGTCCAGTAGGAATCATGCACGCCGGCGAAGCGGAGCCCCTCGTCACGGCAGGCGATGGCGGTGCACATCATGTGCGAGGCGTCCATGGCGTGTACCCAGTTCGGAGCGAAGCCGTTGACCTGGCGTTGCGGGCTGATGGGGCACTTCTCGTCTCGCTCGTTGAAGTGAATGGATTGCAGCATGGTGACGACCGCCTTGACGCGAGCCCGGCGGTAGGGTTGTTCGACCACAACGCCCAAGGGCGTCGTCCACCGGATCGGCTGCCCCGTGCGAGCGATCAGCTTCCCGCAGCACGCCAGCCAATCCATCGCCGCATGAGCAGCAACGCAGACGATCTTGTTGGCCGCGAGGCACTTGTTGGCGAGGTACCGGCTGGCGGCGTAGAGATCATCTTGGTCGAAGCCGGCGTCTTTCAGGTGGGCGTACACCTGGCGGCGAGCCCCAACCTTCGTTACTCCGTACACGGAGGTCATCACGGTTTGCTTGACGATCTTCCGGTCAATCCAGCCGGTCAGCAGCTTCGCCTCAGGGATGCCGTCCGCCGCTTCCTGCTCGACGATGGCAGCGACTTGGGCGGCGACCTTGGCGTACACATCCTGCGGGGCATCGGCAGGCAGGAGGTTCACCATTCGCCCCGTCTGCTCGCAGCGGAGCATCGCCCCGTAGTGCTGGAGGGCGTTGTTGCTCCCGTCCAGTTGAACGGGCAGGTGCGTAGCGGCCTCCGGGTTGTTCAGGGCGATCGCGGCGGCGAGCGCCTGCCACGGCTTGTCGAGTTCCATCCAGCCGGTGTTGTCGAGGGGGGCAGTGGCCCAGCCCTTGATCGCCGGCAAGCTCGACGTTGCCCAGGCTATGCGGTCATCGAAGCTGGCCTTGTCAACGCCGCAGCAGTTGGCCATGTGCACAAGGAGCCATTGCCGGCCCTCGGCTGCCATGGGCCGGGCCTCGGCGAACTCCAGCAGGCCCCGGCAGATGTCATCCCCTTGGTGGTGCAGGAACAGGGGGATCGGGTACGCCCGCGTGCGGAAATCCAGTTGATGCGGAAAGTAGATCGCCGGTCGGTCAGCAAATCGCTCGGCGACGTCGAGCTTGAGCTTGAACACGATCCGCTCAGCCTGTTCCTGGGCGTTGCGGCGGCGGATCCCCGCGGCCTCCCGCTTCCACAGCTTCTTCGCCGCCTCGTTCTCGTTCCAGTCGGCAGGGAGGGGGGGCATCGGCAGGTTGCCGGCACGGGGCAGGCCCGCACACGCGCCGCCGGACGCCCACAGCGCCTGCACGATTGGCAGCACTGCCCGGTTGATCCGCCACGGAGTAGCACTGAGTGCGTTGACGGCTTCCCGGATGGTCTCGGTGTCGGCCTTGACCTTGGAGCGGTCGGCCTTCTTGACCAACTCGGTCGGGAGCTCGAGATACCCGCCCCGCTCCTGATCCGTCCAGGACATCGGCGGCACGAGCATCGGCTGGTACCGAGGTCGTAGGTGTTCCCGGACGGAGTGGCCATCCTCGATCAGTTGCACGGCCCGGCGAGTCAGGCGGGTGACGTTGACGATCCGGACCCCTCGGCGCCGAGTGAATATCTCAAAGGCCGGATCCCGCGGCTGGTCGAAGTCCGCTATCGTGGCGACCTTGATGAGTAGCTCGAGCAGCTTGGCCCCGACGTGGCATTGATTCCGCAGGCTCCACTTCTCGCCGATCCGGAACTTGTTGGCGATGCGGTTGACGTGCGTTGCCTTGATCTTCTTTCGGTCGGTATGCAGCAGGGCGCTCCACGCCTCGTCGTTCTCCTTGCGGAGCTTGTCGTAGTTGATCTCGGCGTTGACCGAACGGCCGATGGCCAGGGAGAGCGTCGCCACCTTCACCCCGGTCGGCTCGGAGAGGCACTTGCCGAGGGCCTCGTGCATAGCGGCGACGGCCAGGGTCGCCGAATCAAGCTGCTGGAGGAGGGGGCCGTAGACCCTGCGCCCCTTGCTCGGCCGGCGTGCGGTGATTGCCGCCTTCTCGGCCGCGATGACGGACGAATACACGCGGAACCAATGGACGAGCAGGCGTTCGACGGGCTTGAGGGCGGCGCCGTCCCCGCGGTCCACCGCCTCGGCGACCAGACGGCGGTACCGGGCAACCCCCCGGCTGTGTGCTTCACGCTCGCAGTCGAGCTCATCGGAGTACGCGGACCCGTCGAGCAGATGCTCCACCATTGTTCTCGTCCTTGAGATAGGTGTGGGGCCGGCGGACTCGTACCCGTCAGGGCCGATTCGGGGAATGATCGAGCGGAGTGTGGTTTTCCCGCCCCGCATCCGCCGACCCGGAGAAAGGCTTAGTCGAGGTTCGCGCTGCCGACCCAGAGGCCCTCGGCGAGCGTCACGCGCCGATCGCTCTTGACCTTCTTGCCGTCCGCCGTCTCGACGTAGACATAGGCGCGGACATCCTCGGCCAGTTGCACCGGCTCAGTGTGCGGCACCAGCACGACGCGCGGATTCTCTCTCGCGCACCCACTCAGCAAAGCGCCGACCACGATCAGTCCGACGAGCACTCTCAGCATTGACGGGCGCATGGAGTTTCTCCCAGATGAAGGGAAGAACGGCAGCGAGGATCGACTTGAGGATTGGCAGCAGGATCGCCAGCATCACAGCAGCTTCTTGACGCCGGCCCTGGATGCGGAGTAGCCCATCGTGGCCAGCACCGCCATTGCGCCGCCGACGATCTTGCCGACCATGCTATCGCCGGTGAAGATGCCGCTGGCCATGAGGATGCCGAAGATGGTGGCGACCGTGCTCAGCCAGAACTCGGTGGTCTTGACGCCTGCCTTGGGGGTCGGGGTGATCTCTGAGGGTTCGGTCATGGGTTGGCTCCAGACTCGGGACGACAGGGAAGCCTACCACCGGGAGCGATGGTGATGCCAGAAAACTCTTGGTTTTTTCCTTGACGGTCGGGGCATGGGGGCGATATTCCCTTGACCTGTGGATTTCAGTATACGACAATTCGATGCCTTCACGGCGGCCGGTTCTGCCTACCATGTGTACTGCAGTCCACAGCCGGCCGCCTCAATCACCAAAGCCCGTGCCCCCTTCGGAGGGACGCGGGCTTTCTTTGCGCCTATCGTAGCGAGGGCCGCTTCGGGTGTCGTTCACCGGCCCGCATCCAAAGAACGACACGGAACCGCCGGAACTCACCCCACCGGCACGCGCCCCCGGTTTCAAGCCACCAACACCAAAGACCGCGCTGTCCCACCCCCGACAACGGTCGACCTCGGGACTGGCTGAGCTTTCAAGGGCGTCGCTCGCTGTTCAGGAAGCAGCAGGATCGAAGCTCAGGGCGATACCCCGAGGGAGATAGGGGGGTTGTGCCCAGTGGCTCTTACGAAAGGGACCGAGCGATGACAAAAGCGACCATGCACTTCGATGGCGGAGCCCGTCCGCAGTCAGGGCTGGCCGGGTTCGGGTTCGTGCTGCGAGTGAACGACGACGACCAACTCGGCCTTCTGGAGGGCAACGCCGTCCTCAACAGGACGTGCAACGAGGCTGAGTACATGGGGTGTATCGCCGGGCTGGCGGCTGCGTTGTCGGCCGGTGTGACCACCTTGCGGGTCTACGGAGACTCCAAACTGGTTATCAATCAGGTCGCGGGGCGCTGGAAGCTCAAGGCAGACAACCTTCGGCCCCTGTACCGGATCGCCCGCCGGCTCGCGGCCTCCTTCCGACGGGCGACGTTCAAGCATATCCCCAGGGACAACAACGGCGAGGCTGACGGGTTGGTCAACGATGCGATGGACAGCCTGGAGCGGGAGCTAGAAAATAAATATGCGAAAAGCTCAAGATAGTTCTTGTCCCGTGCCGAAACCGTGCTATACTTCCAATCATGCGTATCGTGATAAACGACACTGATCTGGTGAAGCGAATCAAGGTGGAGCAGCAACGTCGGGGCGACGGGACGGCCGCGGCCACGGCGAAGAAGCTCCTCGAACAGCGACTCGCTCAACTCGACCTCGAACCCACGGCCGTCCGCGAATAGGACATCTCTCATGGAATCAGCAGGCGCAACAGTGGCTCTCATCGTCGCGGTGGCCTTCGTCGCCGCGTTCCTGGCGGTCCTGATCTGGGTGGACGACTACAAGGACGAGGCGATGGACGCAGGCGTCCATCTGGGCCGCCTTGCTTGAGCATGTGTCCAAGTCCCCGGCGCGTGTCCGGGGCACGGCGAGCGGTTGGCTTGCTCGGGACTTAGCCGCTCGCCCCTTTGCGAATGCCTGTGGGTTTCGGTTCATCCCTCCGGGGCTCGCAGTCAAGGCGGCGACGGGTCGGCAGTGTACTCCCCCCTGCACTGGCCGGCCCCGAGCCGCCACCATCCCGAGGAAGGAACCGAACGATGGCAAAGCAGCGAACGATCAATGTTGACTTCGGCAATGTGGGCGTCGGCAAGGGCACGGCCAGGCTGAGCGTGCGAATGAGCCGGGAAGGTTTCGACCTGGAGGACGCCGAGCACCTGTTCTGCGGCGCCCGCCTCCGAGCGACGCTGGCCGTCACGGGCGGCGAGCAGCCTCTCGTGCCCGATGCCCTGCCGAAGCTCACGAGCATCGTGGACGCCAAGCGGCTGAGCCTGAGCCCCGGCGAAATCTCAACGTCGCTGACGTTCGCGAAGGGGGAGGTCAACCTGACCGAACTCAGCGCCTTCGCAGCGACCAAGGGGCAACTGACGGTGGAGCGCATCGGCGATGCGGTCGATGCTGAGCCCGAGGCGGATTGACAAGCCTACGACGGCGAGCGGCAGGCAGGCCACGGTGGTTTGCCAAGGGTGGCCCGACAACTTCATAATCCAGAACCCGCAAACGGTGTGAATGGGACTGGAAAGGACGCCCGGCCCCGGATGGGCCTGACGGGGCTGCTCGCCACGCTGCGGGGTAGTGTAACTGGCAACACGTTCGGGAGCCCTATCCCCTCCTGAAAACTGCGGGTCCAAAGCCCGCCCCCGCTATTGTGAACCGGAAACCCAGCACCAAAGGACAGAACAATGGGCACGAAGATCGTCAAACTGGAAGCGGAGAACGTCAAGCGGCTTGTCGCCGTCAACATCGAGCCGAGCGGAGCGATGGTCGTCATCGGCGGGCAGAATGGGGCGGGTAAGTCATCCGTTCTGGACGCCATTGAGTACGCCTTGGCCGGCGGGAGGTCGCTGCCCGACGTGCCGGTGAGGCAAGGCGAGGATGCCGCCCGTGTTTTGGTGGAACTCGATGATTTGGTCGTGACCAAGACCATCGGCAGCGCCGGCCGGACCTCGTTGGTCGTGGCCAACAAGGAAGGGGCAGCATTCCCCAGCCCGCAGGCCATGCTCGACAAGCTTGTGGGTCCACTGAGCTTCGATCCCCTCTCGTTCCTGCGCATGCCCCCGGCAAACCAGCGGGCGACGCTCCAGGAACTCATCGGCCTGAACTTCGATGAGCAGAACGGCAAGCGAGCGACGCTCTACCAGAAGCGCACAGCGGTCGGCCGCGGAGTGCGGGATCTCAAGGGCCAGGTCAAGGCCATGCCGTTCCATGCCGACGCCCCGGCCGAGGAAGTCAGCGTTGCGGACCTGTCCCGCGATCTCCGAGAGGCCCAGGGAATCAACAAGGCGGCATTCGAGGCGCAGGGGGCGGCGACTCGTGCCGAACAGGATGTGGCGGCATCCTCGAGGGCAGTAGCGACAGCACAGCAGGCCGTGGTCGATGCGCAGACCCGGCTGGAGTCGGCGATTGCCGCCCGCGACGAGATCGACGCGGAAGCCAAGAGGCTGCGAGAGGCGGCGGACAAGGCCCCGACCGTGGAGTGTGACCCGCTCCATGAACGCATCACCGCAGCCGAGGGCATCAACCAGAAGGTCCGCGAGAACGCCGCTGTCGCCAACACGAAGAAGCGACTGGTGGAGGCAGAGAAGGAGCAAGCCGAGCTCAGTAACGCGATTGCCAAGATCGACGGGGGCAAGGCGAAGGCCCTGGCGAAAGCGGAGTTCCCGGTCGAGGGCCTCGAGTTCGACGACGAGGGCGTCACGTTCGGTGGCCTGCCCTTGGGCCAGGCGTCACAGGCAGAGCAATTGCGGGTGTCCGTGGCGATGGGCCTGGCTCTCAACCCGGACCTCAAGGTGCTGTTGATCCGTGACGGCAGCCTGTTGGACGAGGCCAATCTGGCCCTGCTGCGGGATATGGCGACGGAGGCCGGCGCGCAGGTCTGGATCGAGCGAGTCGGCGAGGACAAGGACTGCACCGTCATCATCGAGGACGGGCAGGTGAAAGGACACGAGGCCGATGCCACAGAATGACACGCCAGCCGAGGTTGTGATCGCCAAAGTGCCCGCCCCGGAGCCGGGGGTCTACCCCGGAGTACCGTTCGAGACCTACGCCTCGTGGGACGCCGCCAACGCCTCACTGCTCAAGGCTCTGGACCACACCCCGGCCCTGGCCCTGCACCGACTCACGCACATCGAGGACGACAAGCCGCACTACGCCCTCGGCCGGCTGTTCCATCTGCTCGCGACTCAGCCTGAGTTGGCCGACGGGGAGTTCGTCGAGAAGCCGGCGACCTACGTAAACGACAAGGGCGAGGAAAAGCCTTGGCACGGCGGGGCGAAGGCGTGCAAGGCCCAGATGGCCCTGTGGCTGAGCGAGGGGCTGACGCCCGTGAGCGCTGACGACATGAACCAGGCCCTTGCGATGGCCGACAGCGTGCGGACGCACGAGAAGCTCGGGCCGCTGATGGACGGCGCCGACGTGGAACTCTCGCTGGTCTGGGTGGACACGACCACGGGCGTCACCTGCAAGGCCCGGCTCGACGTGGCCAAGACAGCCGCCGGCGTGATCGGGGAACTCAAGAGCGCCCGGTCGGCCAAGGCGGACGACTTCTTCAACGTCGCCTACCGGCTGGGCTATCACATTGCCACGGCCATGTACGTCGATGCGGCGATCGCCCTGGGGTTGACGCCGGAGGACGTGCCGACGTGGTACGTCTTTGCCGTGGTGGAGAAGTTCCCCCCCTACCTGGCCCGGGCCTTCGATGTCCACGACGACCCCGAGGCCCTGTCCTTCGCCTTCCTCGACCTCGGGCGCAAGGTCTACAAGACGAAGCTCGCCGAGTACGCCTTCTGCCGCAAGCACAACAAGTGGCCGGGCTACCCGACCGAGCACGCCGACATGATGCTGCCGCCGTGGGTCAAGGACGCCGAAGCCTTCGAGATGCGATAGGAGAATCATGGCTGAGAGCGCAATACAAAAAGTCGACGTGAACGCACCACTCAGGCACCCCCGGAACTGCGTGCATTTCATGGCTGATATTGAGGCGGGCACGTCGCTTGTCCGGGCATGGCCGGGCGACCTGGACAAAGATCGACGGGTCCACAAGACCAAGCAACTGCTCGAGCAGGCAGCGATCACCATAGCGACCAGCGGCAGCGCCATGCAGAAGCTCCAGCAGTGCGTGACCCTGAGCGTGATCGACAGCCTTGTGGCCTGCGCGAGCATGGACCTGTCGATCAACAAGGCGATGGGTGAGGCGTACCTCGTCCCCTACGGGAACATCTGCACCCTCATGGTGGGGTACAGGGGCTTCATCAAGCTCATGGTCAACGCAGGCTTCGTGACTCGGGTGGAGAGCGTCCTGGTCTACGAGGGCGAGCCCTTCAAGTGGTGGCGGGACGAGACGGGGCCGCACCTGATGCATGAGCCCGATGCCGCCAGCCAGGGCAAGGTCGAGCTCGTGACCGCCGCCTACGCCATGGGGTACACCCGTGACGGCGCACCAATGATCGAAGTGATGAACGCCGAGCAGTTGGCCGCAGTGCAGAAGGCGTCCAAAGGGGCGGGTGGACCGGCCTACCGGGACTGGCCGACGGAGATGATGCGGAAGGCCCCCGTGCGTCGCCTCCAGAAGTACATCCCCAAGACGGCCGACAACCTCGCCTACGACCTGCTCGTCCGGGCCTGTGAGCACGATAACCAGCAGTACGACCTCAGCCCCGATTCCACCTACGGCAAGGCGGCTCAGGCGTACAAGGACAAGCAGCAGGCGAAGCTCTCGGATGATTGGCAGAGCCGGGTCACGGGCGAGCCGGCGAAGGCCGAGGCCCCCGAGCCTGCCCCCGAGAAGAAGCCTGAGTACACAGAGGATGGACACCTGATCCCCGATGATGTCGGGAAGCCCAAGGACGGCGATGATGGATAGCATCCAATTCTTCGTGCCCGGTGAGCCCAAGACGGCCGGCAGCAAGCGGGCATTCGTGAACCCCAAGACCGGCAAGCCCATCCTCACGGACGCCTGCAAGAAGTCGAAGCCGTGGAAGGCTGACGTCAAGCACTTCGCCTTCCAGGCGTTCCAAGGCGAGCCGCTGGAAGGGCCGTTGTACCTGCGGCTGACGTTCTACATGCCTCGCCCTAAGAGCCACTACCGCAGCGGCAAGCACAGCGACGAGCTGAAGCCCGACGCCCCCTCGTTCCCGGACAAGCGGCCCGACGTGGACAAGCTCTCTCGTGCGGTGATGGACGCCCTGACTGGGGTACTCTGGAATGACGACTCGCAGGTAGTCACCAAGCTCGCCTGCAAGCGGTACGGCGGACGGCCCGGCGTCGATGTGGTCTGCGAGTGGCAAGACGAGTGCGAGTCGGCGGATGGTCGGGAGATACAACCATGACCCTGCCGGCGATAAAGGTCCAGTGCCGAGAGGTCGATACGCATGGCGTCTGCCGGCTGCGGATCTGGAGCTCGGAGTACATCGACGTGGCCAAGGTCTGTCACGCCTTCGGGCTCACGCCCGAGCAACTGTTTGCACGGGTCCGTAACCGGCCCCTGCCCACGCTGTTCGACCTGCCCGGCGGCGAACCCCCCGACGCCGACACCCCCTTCGAGCGGTTCTGGCGGGCATGGCCTAGCCACAAGCGGAAGGGCGCCAAGCCCTATTGCCAGAGGATATGGAATCGCAAGAGCCTCGACAGCGTGGCCGACACAGTGCTTGCCGCCCTGGAGGCGTTCAAGAAGCTCGACGACTGGCAGTCGGGGAAGTTCGTGCCCATGCCTTCAACATGGCTGACTCAGGACCGATGGGACTGTGACCTTGCGGACCTCCAGCGCGCCCCGGCTGCCGAGTCCGTCGCCGAGAGGCTCCAGCGGATCGGAGGCAACGATGCTCAAGGTTGACGCCGAGCAACTGCTGACGAAGATCGCCGAACTCTGGCCGCGGTGGGAACCGACCGATGCGGAGCTCGCCGAGTGGCTCAGCCAGATCCAGACCTTCGACAACCCCGATCGCTTCCGGGCTGCGATCAGCGATCACTTCGCCTCGAGCCGATGGGCAAGGCCGACTCTGGCCGGCATTATCGAGTGCATCAACATCCGCACCCCTGGCGATAGCCAAGCCCACGAAGCGACGCCGTACTTCGCTGGCGTAGCCCTCCAGTGTGTCGAGCATTCCAAGAAGGTCGGGCACTACATTCCGTTGTGGTTCCGGAACCAAGAGGGCGCCCCCGACCAGGACGCCATACTCCGAACGGCCGACAGAGAGCGTCAGCGGGCCGAGAAGGTCTACGGCGGCAAGTGGCGGGTCTTACAGGGCGTGACGCTCGATGACCTGGAGGCTGCTCGGCGCCGGGGGCGGCGGGGGGTGGCCCTTGCTTGACGTCCAGTACATCCCGCCGGCGATGATGCCTGATGGCCAACCGGCCCCCTTCCTGATGACGGTCGACGACCTGACGGCCTTCCTACGGCTCACCAATCGGTTTCCAGCCAAGACCATCGAGCGAATGCGGAAGCGTGGTCTGCTCGCTACGCAGGTGGGGCAGCGCGTGCTGTTCCAGCTACCCGATGTGCTCGCGTTCTTGGGCCAAGAGAGAGAAAGGGTTCCACGATGACAGATGGTGAGAAGGCGACGCTGGCTGCGGCCGGACTCGAGATCAGGGTGGTTATCAGGGGGTTCGTACTTCGGGACACAGAGACGGGGCTATACCGTTCCACGGCGCCGCTGTCCTCACGCTTCGCCTGGGTGAAGTGGGCTGAGGCCGGGGCAGTATTTGAGACGGCCGATGTCGCCGCGGCCGTTGGCATCGCCTATGCCGAGGGCCGGGACTTGGCCTTGACGTTCGCCCTGCCGAGCCTCAAGCCCGAGAAGATCATCTATCCGGCCCGGCAGGAAACACCGGGCGGGGTGGTGGGCTTGTCGTAGACATCGCACCCTGGCCCTGCTGGCGGTGGTTATATCCCCCGCCGTCAGGGGGCCGGGGATAAGGAGAATGACATGGGTGTTGAAGTCGAGATGATCTACTACGTGTGCGACACCTGCGGCATCCTGGTGGGTATGCCCCAAGATTTTGCCGAAGCCCGTGTCCACTCGGAGTTGTGTTGCCCCAACGGGCATCTGATAACGGGGAACGGGCAGCGCGATCTGCGGAAGCGGGCCAAGGAGTTCGCGGAGTTAGCGTCCGACCGCCTCCTGGCCCTCCAGGCTAAAGATCGCGAGAACGCGGCCCTTCGTGGCGTGATAACGAAGCTCAAGAAGGCGACCCCATGACCCCCCAGCGCATCCAGCGGACGCGAACGAAGGGCTGGCGCATGCCTCCGAACACGGTCTACATCGGTCGGCCGTCGAAGTGGGGGAGCCCGTTTGCTGTGTTCGGGCGCAATGAATACCTGATGTGCGATGCGTCTCATAGACGGACGATCCTTACGCCGTGGGTGATATTCGATCACGAGCAAGACATCGACGTCTACCCAGCCACGGCTCAGATAGCCGTTGACTACTACCGGCGATGGCTCGCTAAAGAGTTCAACGACGGCCTTGGCTACGGAATCGTCCGACCGTGTACGTTCACAGTGGAGAACATCATCGCCGAGCTTCGCGGCAAGAATCTGGCTTGCTGGTGCGCTCTCGACGCCCCGTGCCACGGTGACGTACTGCTGGAGATCGCCAACGGAGAGATGACATGATATGGCGTATCTCGCACCGGGCGGACACCGAACATGCCGCGACGGTGGAATTGCAGGGCGAGTTAGATGGATGGAGGGTGCGAGCCGAGAAGGCAGAGGCCGAGCGCGATGAGGCGAGGGCGGCGTGTGCGGCGTGGCAAGCGTGGCTTGACGACTTGATCGTCGACTTCACGGGAGTCACCGACGACGAGGCCGACACCAGTCGGTTCCACGGCTGGGACTGGATTCTCACGCATCGGCCGACACCGAACGCCCACGAGGACGCCCCCGGCCAGCCCCTGCTTGACCGAATGGCGAAGGTGGAGGCAGAGAACGCGAAGCTGCGGTCTGGTCTGAAGGACTATTGCCAGTGTCGGGACCATCCAGACGACCACGACGTTGGGCTGTGCCCGTTCTGCCAGATACGCGAAGCCGCCGAAGCCGCCCGCCAAGCCCAAACGCATGTGGCCCCCGCCGTTGGAGGGGGAGCGATGACTGGCCGGGTACTGGACGACTTCTGTGCTCGCACCGCGCAGCAGGTCGGCCGGCAGAGATCGTGCCTGATCGAGGAACGCATCCGGCTGCTCGTGAATGACCGCCCGGAGTGGTGCCCGGAACCGACGTGGCAATGGATGTTGTCGCTGGTGTTGCGCATGGAGACATCCCAGCCAACGGCAAGGACAGTCGAAGTCCGGTAGGAAGGAGAACTAATGAACACATGGGCAGAGATACAGAAGTGGGAATGCGAGCCAGTTGATCGTTGCGGCGAGTCGTGGGGTCGATATGTGTCTCCTGGTGGCGATGTTGTGGAGGTTGCCACATTGGCGTCCATCGGATACGGGGCGTCCATCGGCAACATGGTGTCCATCGGATACGGGGCGTCCATCGGTGACGGGGCGTCCATCGGTGACGGGGCGTTCATCGGTGACAGGGCGTCCATCGGATACGGGGCGTCCATCGGTGACGGGGCGTCCATCGGTGACGGAGCGTCCATCGGTGACGGGGCGTCCATCGGGTACAGGGCGTCCATCGGTGACAGGGCGTCCATCGGATACAGGGCGTCCATCGGTGACGGGGCGTCCATCGGTGACGGGGCGTCCATCGGTGACGGGGCGTCCATCGGGTACAGGGCGTCCATCGGTGACAACGACAAGTGGACCAGTATTGGGCCACTCGGCAGCGATAATCGGACACTAACGATTGTGCGGTCAGTTGATGGCCAGACCATGTACCACACCGGCTGCTTTGCCGGGACCGAGGCCGAGTTCCTGGCTGCCGTTGAGGCCAAACACGGCGACAGTGCGATAGGCTGTGGATATCGC